AATCGTAGCCGCGCATCGTTGACGCCGTTTCCCGGCTGGTCAGCTCATTGCGCAAATCGAACTCAAGCGCCTGTGTCTCCTCCGCCTCGCTGGTCGGCAGCGGGTCGGGCCAGACAACCTCTCCGCCGTCCGCCTCCGGGCCGCTAAAGCCTGCCAATACCAGCAGGCGGTGATTGAGCTCTCGCAACGCCTCGCCGTAAAGTTCTTGTTTGCTGCCCAGCTTCGCCATGCTATCGAAGAAAAGCACCCGCAGGGCGAAATTCGTCAGCGCGCCCAGCTTGTCCTTGATGCTCCCCAGGTCGGTCGTACGCGCGATGTCAAATAGTGACTGGCGCAGGAATGCCAGGAATGACTGCGACGAGGCCAGATCGCTTGCCATCTCCAGGTTTTGCAGCATGGCATTATCGCCGGAGAGCATAAGCATTTCATCTGCGCCCCAGCTCGCCTTGTCGGTCATAAAGCCGCCCCGCCCCCAGGTCTTAGGATGTCCATGATAGCGGATGATCCGGCTGATATTGGCGGCAATGAAATTCAGCCTATCCTGGATTTCGATCACATCATCGGTGATATCTGGCTCACCGTAGCAGCTACCAGCCAGCGGTAGATTTTGCCAGTGGATGATCGGCGGAAACTCATATTCCCAAAGCTGGTCGGCGTACAGGCGCACCCATTGCCCTTGCGTATCGGCATTGGCGTACCAGTTTTCGATAGTCCAAGAATCGGTTTCGCCCGTGCCGATAATCAACCCGGCCTCATTGGTGATCGCGGCATAGTTGCGTCGCGTGACTTCCTTCCGCGCCGTGTCTTTCCCGTTCATAATGATGTTGAACCGATTGATATATGCGATAACAGTATCAATATCCTCAGGGTCGGTTTCAATCTCCATGTAAAGCGGATCCAGAGCAATCAGGCGCGGAAGCAGCACGTTTTCATCCTGCCGGCTTTCCACGCCGTCCAGCATGATTTTGAAATAGCAGGTACCATTGATCGCGCCGAACTGTGTCACCTTATGCATCAGCACATCTTTGCGGTTGGCGTCCCACATATCATCGATGTATTGCTGGTTGGGCTGCTCGATAACCTCAACCTCGCCCGTCTCAGGGTTCTCGATTTCCTCCGGGTCGCCTGGCAAATCAAACTCAATTCCCTCACCCAGCAACATCGAAACCCCGCGCCTGACAATAAGGCCGGCGAAATTTACTGTCAGGTTATCGTCTGGCTGGAGCGGCTTGACCTTGAACTGGCGCCGATGCTCGCCGTGGTAGTAGTCGCGTCGAACGGCAGCCTCCTCCATGCGCTTCTGGTATGTTGAGTTCGCCAGTATCTCCCCCAGGTGCGCCAGGTTGTAGAATGCGCTGCGAATATCTGATAATATGCTCATTTCCCCACCTCAATCGTAAAACGGATTCGGCACCGCGGTAATACTGGCAGCCGTACTGTCGTTCTCATAAGCATAACGAGTAGCATCTATGATATGGTCGTTCTTATCTACTGGCTGCCGGAGCGCGTTGCCGTATTTATCCTCCTTCCAATGGTATTGCCGTAATTCGTTTTGCGTATTGATGCACGATTTATCGACAACAATCATTTGTTGCTGGAGCCATTGAATACCGTGGTTCACGCTGTCTTTTCCCTTTTTGGCACCAATCGCCTTTATGCCCTCTCGCTGTAATTCGGTAATAGACTTCGGCTCTGCGCTATCACAGACAATCACATCATCCCCGATTTTCTCCATAAGCAGACCGGCAAGCACATCATTGGTCAATCCCCGCTCATACAGCTCATCAAAGATATAAATGGTCTTACGCGCCCGGTTGTAATGTGACCTGGATAGTGCCGCGGGGTCGCTTGAAAATCCGAAATCCAGCCCATTGCGCCGATTAGTGAACTGCGCTTGCATATCTGCCAGGTCTTGCACCTTCCAATTGGTAAAGATGACATGCCCAAGCACGCCCCAAATTCCGAGGGTATACACATCCCGGAAATATTTATCCTCTTCGCCCTCCAAGCCGGTTTTATCTTGCTCGGTAAGGAAGCGGTTATGAACATACCACGTCCTGAGAACGGCAATATCCTCATCTTGATATTCGACCTGATCGTCAGCCCAGCCCAGCGGCGCAAAATATTCCTCGAATATCCAATGATTGCGTAAGATCGGATTGAAACTCATCGTTAGCCGCTTGGGTATATCCTCAGACCCACCACGCTGGCGCTTATAGAGCTGTTTTATGGTATTCCTGTCTGTCTCTGTCGCCTCCTCAATCCAAATATCCGTAATCGCACCCTTAGCCGGGACCAGGGATTTTAGCTTCTCGATATCGTCCAGACCGGCAAAGATAATCTGATATCCATTCTGACAGGTAATGGTCATTTCCGTCTTATTAATCTTGAATAGCGATTGCACTCCCCAATCATAGATAACGCGTACGATTTCAGCATACACAGATCCCCGGATAGTGCGCCCCACGTGTCTTGTAACAAGATAATTACGCCCTCCACGCATCACGTCATAGACTGGTCGCTGCGCCAAAAACACCGACTTACCGGACCCGGAGCCGCCATAAAGTATCTGGGTGCGCGACATGCAATCCAGGTAAGGGATATAAATAGTGTTGAATACGGCGCGATCAATCTCGACATTAATCATCGCCCATTAGTGTTACTCTTATTGCTTCGCCTCCGCTGGTCAAGTCCAGCGCATCCGGCACCTTGCCAAAAGCAATCTCGATAAACGCCCGCTGCAATTGCGGATTCTTGCTCGCCGCCCACTGGCGAAGAATCATCTCGGCAACCGTCGCCTTATGCCCCTCGACGACCACAGGCGCGCCGCCAGACCTGGCCTCTTCATGGGCGATCTGCTGGGCGAGGGTGCGCAGCGCGTCAAAACTGCGAGGTCTGCCCTTGCGGTTTATTCGCGGATCGCCTTTACGAAAACCCTTGCCAGTAATACCACCCTCAGCCATCTTGTTGTTCCTCGTTGTATAACAACACCGGCTCGCCGCCGGTCATGTCCACCCAGCGTTGGATTGCCACAGCGCAGTAAGCTGGGCTGATTTCGATTGCCCTGCACTTGCGCCTGAGGCGCTCGCAGGCGATCAGGGTTGTGCCAGAACCGAGAAATGGGTCAAGAATAATATCGGCCAAAAACCTGCTTATAACATCTTCGACTATATCCCTCGGCTTTACAGATGGATGGTAAAAGGATTTGTCCTTATTCTCATGATTATATAAATAGGTATCATGCGAATATGGATTTACTTCTTGATATTTCCCGTCCCCAAATATAAGCATGGATTCGGAAATCCGAATCCATCCCCGCAATGGGAATGCTACATCATTGGGTTTGTATAGATGTAAATAATCTGTCATCTCCGCGAACAATTTTTCTGAAGGCAAAATAATTTCGCGCATTTTCTTTGGATCATACCAACATAACATTACACACGAATATTCTTTGATAATATCAATCCACATTTCATGAAACCCAATCATATTTTTGTGATCATCATTGACAAAGTCTTTATTCATTCCGTAGGGTGGGTCCGTAAATATTATGTCTGCCTTCTCCCCCCCCATCACCCTCTCGACCACATCTTTATCCGTGCAATCCCCGCAAATAAGACGGTGCTCGCCCAACTGCCATAGCTGCCCGCTCTCCACGCCCCACTTCTCGCGCAGCTCCTCAGCCCTGTCCATCTGTGCGCCGGGATCCTCGGGCGGCTCTGGCAGCCACAAATCAAGGTCAAGCTCCTTCTTGTCGAACCCCCAATCTAATAAATCTCCTAGCTCGAATTCATTTGCCAGCACGTCAAAATCCCACTCGCCAGCCGCGCCCTTATGCAGATAGATTGTCAGCTTCTCCCGCTCCTTCTCGGTAAGTGGCCTGCTGGCAACGCGGACATCTACCTCGTAGTCTGCTCCCTGCTCTACCATCAACACATTTAGCCGCTGATGACCGTTATAGATTTCTCCGTCCGGGCCGATAGCCAGGGTTTCTACCTGGCCGAACTGATCAAAGCTCTCGCCTAGCCGCTTCGCCTGATCGCTCTTGATCTGGCGCGGATTGCGTGGCCAGGGTTTGAGCTGGCTGAGCTTGCGCTTCTCATTG